AAAACAAGTTTCAAACATAATGGAAAACGCAATAGAAGAAGCTTACCAATTAGGAAAAAAAAATGGAAAACTTGAAAGCAAAAAAGGACTTAAGAATTGAAAGAAAATTTAGATAAATCAATTGAAAATCAAACAGCCGTTGAAGTTATCGAGGGAGACATCGAGGAGGTGGAAAGTTCCGTAAAAAACGATAATTCATCGGTTATCGACTCTGGAAGAGGAAAAGATGGTAGATTTACTGCTGGAAATAGATTCTCTGTTGGAAGACCAAAGAAAGAACATACAATTGTTGAGAAATTTAGGTCAAATCCAAAGGCTGTAGACTTGATTAATCAAATCATTGAGACAGCATCTACTTTAGGTAAAAAGAACCAGCATAAGGACGCAATGAACTGCGCTAAATTGGTGGTTGAAAGATTAGTTCCAGCATTGAAATCTTCAGAACTTAAAATTGGTTCAGATGATAATAGCGGCTTTGTATTTCTGCCGCCACAATCAGAACCAGAATCTGAATAAGGTGTGTATGTGTGTATTTAGACATTTAAGATTTAGAGGGAGATACACAGATACACATATAATAGAATTTAGGACGCTTTTTGAAAGATAACGCAGCAATCTGGACACCTCATAAAGGTCAACAGACACTAGCATTATCCATTAATGAATCAGTATATGAAATCCTCTATGGTGGAGCTAGAGGTGGAGGTAAGACAGATGCTGGTATTGTATGGCTATTAAAGGGAGTAGAAGACCCAAACTATGTAGGACTCTGTATCAGAAGGAATTACTCTGATTTAAGGAACTGGTTGGATAGGGCTAGACAGCTATACAAGGCAGCTACTTGTACTGGTAATCCAGCTGTATTTAAGTTCCCATCTGGGGCTAAGATATACACTGGACATTTAAGTCAAGAGAACTCATTTGAGGTTTATCAAGGATGGGAAATTCATAGGCTGTTAATTGAAGAGCTAGGACAAATACCTTTGGAGGAGAACTACTTAAGGTTATTGTCTTCAGTAAGGTCTACAACCAGCATTAAACCACAGATATTTCTTACTTGTAATCCCGGTGGTGCTGGTCATCAATGGATAAAGAAAAGGTTCAAGATTAACATTAAGAAGGCTAATGTTGCGTTTAGGGATGAGATAAGTGGAAGGAAGAGGATATACATACCAGCCACTATCGATGATAATCCTACATTGAAGAACCTAGACCCAGAGTATGTAAAGTTCCTAGATGCCCTTCCAGAACCAATGAGAAGCGCTTGGAGGAATGGAGATTGGGATGTGTTTGCTGGTCAGTATTTCAAGGAATTTGACCCTCGTATACATTGTATTAGTACAGAGAAGGCTGAGAAACTAGGTTTTGGTAAGGATTACAACAATAGGTACATAGGTATTGACTGGGGTTATTCAGCGCCATTTGGTGCGATATGGATAGAGGTAACACCAGAGAATAGGGTTTTTTGTTATAGGGAGTTGTATGGAAGGGAGAAGCATCCAATGGAATGGGCAGAGCTTATTAATAAGATGACAGAAGAGAGTATTACAATGTCACTTGGAGACCCATCAATGTGGACGCGTAATCCTATGAGTTGGAACAATCCTTCTACCCAGATGTATAGTGATAGGAGTATCGCTAATGCTCTGATAGGGGATGTCTCAAGACCTTTAGTTCCGAACTTACAGCCAGCCAATAATGATAGGGTTAATGGTTGGAGGAATATAGCTCAATTGATGCATCATAATAAGGATGTGAAGCCTAATTTCTATATAATAGATGGGAGCTGTCCTAACTTGATGAGAACTATTCCAGATATGATATGCGATTCGAGGAAACCAGAGGATATAGATACAACCCTTGAGGACCATATATGTGACGCTTTAAGGTATGCTTTGACTCACATTCAAGCGCCTAATAAGCCAAGAAAAAAATTAACGAAAGACCAGTTAGACTATAAAAGGTTGACTGAACCAACAATGAAGAAGTCATTTAATTGGGAGTGGAAATGAGTGAAAGAATAACATATCAGAAAGATAAGAAAAAGAGAAAGAAAAAATTAAGGAAGATAGCTATGAAGAATGGCAAGAGAAGGACTGGGTCACAGATACCTCTGGAGCCTTTTGATATGATTGAATCAGATTATACTTAAATGAAAAAAGGACTTTAAATGAGAGAAGAATACCCAAATGTGAATGCTTCCAATGTAGCTGGATACGATGCTACAGAGGAAGAGTTGAAGACTTTAGCTTACTTGAAGTCTAAGTATGAATCTGCTAAAGCGGCTAAAAAGAACAGAACTCCTAGATGGAGAAGGAATGAGGAATTGTATTCTGGGGATTTTCTTAAACCCTTTAATCTTCCTAAATATAAATCTCGCATTGAACCTAATATTATACACTCTACCATAGAGACTATATATTCCATTCTAACTGACAGAAGCCCTAAGGTTGATATAATGCCTAAAAAGGAAGAGCAAATTGATGCAGCTAGGATGTCTCAAGAGTTGGTTGAGGCTGAGATGGAGAAAAGAAAATGCGTTAATGCCATTGCTGGTATGAAAAGGGATGGTCTAATATATGGAAATGGATTCATAAAACTAGTCATAGAGGAAGGAAAATTAAACTACTCGGTATGTGACCCCTATACAGTATTTTTCGACCCATTAGCGACATCTGTTGATGATGCTAAATGCGTTATATTCGCAACTCCCACATATTTAAGTGACATAAGAAAAGATTATGAGAATGGAAAGTATGTCCAATCAGAGGGAAGAATGAATGAATTCCGTTCGTTTGTCAAGTTTTCAGATGAATATGCTACTGATAAGACTAGAGGAGTTGAGCTTCATTTGGATGAGAAGTCTCCAGCCTATACTGATAATGGTGGAGAGGATTATGGACAAGGTCAAGCGTTAGTTAAAGAGGCGTGGTATTATCACGAAGATGGAAGTTTATGCGTTGCGACTTGGTGCGGAAATGTTCTTCTTCAGAAAGAGGTAGCTCCTTTTGATTTTATTCCTCTTGTTAATTTTATTAATTATAGAAATCCCCATTCCATTTGGGGCAAGGGGGAGCCGGAGGTAATAGAATCATTGGCTATTGGTTCTTCAATAGCGCTTTCTCAAGGTATGGACAATCTGATGTATCACGGAAATCCAGCTATAGTAATGAGTAAGTCAATGGTAAAAAATATGGGTAATCGACCTACTGATAAGCCCGGACAAATATTCTATACAAACGGTCCTCACGAGGGAGTGACTAGGCTCCCCGCTGGGAATATAAGTTCGTCAACCCTTCCTTTAGCGCAAAGTATGATACAATTAGCTGATACGGTAAGTGGAGTTCACGATATTACTCAAGGCAGAAACCCTAGTGGAGTAACATCTGGAAGAGCTATAAATATGCTTCAAGAAGCTTCACAGCAAATTATAAGGACTAAAGAGAGAGAAGTAGGTCAAGATGCAGTTGTTGACTTATATAGGTTTACATTAGAGATGCTTAAAAACAATTATGAAGAGCCTATTCAGATGAGAAATGTTTCAAAGGAGACTGGACAATATGAATTCAGAACAGTGAATCCTTATGAGATAGATTCTGATATGGACTATAAATATATACCCGGTTCTGCTCTCCCAGAGAATAGAGCCAGCAGATTTGACCAAGCCCTAGATTTGGTTCAGCTTGGTCTTTTGACTCCAGAGCAGTTCTGGAGATGGACACAAAAAGACATATCTAAAGATATTCTTGAAGAGATTCTTGAACAGAAAAAAGTAATGCAAGAAAGTATGCAAAGAGACCAAGATACTCTAGAGAACTCTACGGATAGAGAAGAAATACTAAATACTCTGCTTAAAAGAAGAGCTATGGCTGAAGAAATGGGTGGGGAAGAAAAAAAATAAAGGGCAAATAAAATGGCAAAAAAAGATAAAAAAGATAGATTAAAAAGTATAGCTAAAGGTGGTAAATCTGCTTCTGGAGACTATTCAGCAAAAGGGCTGTATGTTAAAAGAGCTGGTTTATTGGGAAAGAATAAAGTTGATACAAAAAATACTGTTGATGTTACAGATAGGCTTGGCAGAACTGTCACTTATAAAAAGGGGCAAGGTTTAGCCGGTACACCACGCAATTGGAAGACATACATCCAAAATGCGGGAGCAAACCCAGCTTTACACGCAGATGCAATAGCATTTACTTGGACTGATGGAAAGGTGTATAATTTAGATTCTGGAACAACAGAAAGAACTAAAGTTTAAAAAAATTAGAGCAACTCAAAACAAACAAGGAGACTCTTACAATGATAGGCAGTAAAGAAGCTTATAACAATGTTGAAATTTCCGAAGAGGAAATGAATTCATTAGAGACTACACAGTCTGAGCTAACGAAGGATGAGACTCAAGAAAATTCTGTACAAGAGCAGTCTGTTGAGACACCAGTTGTTGAGACAAAAGAGACTGAGCAAGAACCGTCAGAAGAGAGAGCAACAAGTCCAGAGGTTAGTGGCGATTTTTTTGAAATCGATGGTGAAAGATTTAATAGGGAGACTATTTCTGAATGGAGAAAAGACTCTAATAATAAATCTGAATGGAGTAAATCCAACACCGAAAAAGCTCAAAAAATAGCCAAAGTGGGAAAGTTCT